AAAAAACTATATTAGAAGCAGGTGGTATGATACCATTTACTATGGAAAGACCAAAATCATTTGCACGAGCAATGCCTGATGTATTTAAAAATCCACTTATGAGTACCTTTACTGCTTACAAGGAATATATTAGGAGTAAACCTTGGGTTTCATCTAATTACCTTCGTGACCCATCTAGAAAACCTTGGTGGATCTAATTATGGCAATTAATGATGACATTAAAATCACTATCAACCTTAATGAGTTGGTAGAGGCAAGAGCAAAACTCTTAACTCAGTATGGAGACTATTCAGAAAAAGTATGTAAGGGTGAGTATCTAGATGGAGGTGACATTGATCGTATTGCAACTGGGTTAAGAGATACTTTAACTTGGAATACTCTTTACAGTATGGTTGATGAGTCAGTTTTAAAATATTTAGCTATAAAAGAAAAAAATTAATTTATAAAAAGTTTTCATTGTGTTAAGCAAAGCAAAAAACAATATAAAGAAACGACCATTTATCAGGATTTGCATATAATATAGTATGTTGAAACCAGAACAAACAAATGTCAGGCGATTATTTTACCCATAACGATAGACAGCAACCGATTCTTCAACATTTAAAATGGACTAAGGATGGTGAGCTTTCTGAGATAGATAAAATTAAAATTTTATCACTTTTAAATACTAGTGGATTAGAACAGGACTATATGAACGTTGGAGGACTGGCAGTCCAATGCAGGGCTAAGATAATGATATCTTGACACCACTCCTTGACACAACGAGTTCTATCCTATATACTAAGAGGTGCTTAGACACCTTTTTTTAATCTGTGGGAATATGACAGAAGAAACTATTAAGAAGATCTGTTATACTAAAGAAGAAGTAGATGCTATGATCGCTGCTGCTGTTGCAGAAGCAAGGGCAATTGATGAAGAATCAATGCGTAAGCATAACAGAGATGCAACTATAATTAGTATGATACTTGGGTTTACATGTTTAGCTTTATTTGTGGATGGTTTATTGAGAATTTTAGGAATCATTCCACCCTTTATGGATTTAGATGTTAATGTTATTGATGATATCATTGACAAAGTAGAGGGTGATGTGTTACCATTAATAAAACAGAAGACCAATGGAATCTTACGATAACTATATACTATAGTTTGTAAAAACGATTACAATGGCTACTATCACTCTACAGGCTCCAGATGGTTCAACAGATACCTTTGAATGTGATTCAGAAACAAGTATCTTAGAAGCATTAGAAGAAGCAGGTCTAGATCATCCCTCTTCATGTCGTGCTGGTGCATGTTCATCATGTGCAATGAAGATTGTGGAAGGTACAGTAGATCAAGAGGAACAATCATTCTTAGATGATGATCAATTAGAAGAAGGCTATGTTCTTACTTGCGTTGCAGTGCCAACTTCTGATCTTACACTTTTAACTGAGCAAGAGGAGAAACTTTACTAATGGGACTACACATGAGAGAACAATTACTTAAAGCATTATTAGCACATGCTAATGGGGAAATCCAAAAGCATAAAGCTAACGTTGAAATTTATCTAGAACATCCAGTTGGTGTTGGTGAACATGGAGATGTAACCGAAGCCATTCAAGGAGAACTTGATAAGATTGCACAATTTGATGATCAAATTTCTGTCATCAATAAATATTTTAGTCCTAGATCCAAAGAATTTCTTGGTGAATAATTATCATGATGGAATCAAATGAAGAAGTTATTGCTGAGGAAACAGCAGCAACTGAACAGGTGGTTGATGTTGAATCGACTGAGGTTGTTGAAAAAGAGGAAGACACTCCTGATATCTTTAAACAGAATGAAACAATCTCTAATCAACAGCGTAGACACTTTGAAAAATTAAGGGCAAGTCAACTGAATAAGATGCTTAAAGATTATAAGCGTCGTCAGAAGAACCCTTTAAATATAGCAAGAAAACTTGGACAGAATAATAAGTAAGTACAATGAAAGCAGTTTTATATTCCAAAGACAATTGTCAATGGTGTGATAGGGTAAAGGCTCTGTTCGACAGTGTTAAGATATCTTATCTAGAATATAAATACGACAAACACTTTACTAAAGATCAGTTCTATTCTGAGTTTGGTAAAGAAGCAACATTCCCACAGGTATCTATTGATGGGTATCATGTTGGAGGATGTAAAGACACATTACATTATTTACAGAAGCACAAATTATTATGAATGATGTAGACGCCATTTGTGAATTCGTTGACACATTAATGGATGATTACTCAAAGACAAAAAAGAAAAGTAAGACTAATTTTTTTAAATACTTTGAGTCTGCCAAATTTGATAGGAAAACTATCAACGAATATGTATCCGATTATTCTTTCACTGTTACACAACAGATAAAGGAACTTGATGGTGCATTAACTGGAGATAAGAATCTTGCTGAGGCTTATGGACAATTTAATAAGTCTGAGTTGAGAGATTTTATCTCTATGTTACAGAAATTTTTAGAAGAAGCTAATAGATATAAAGATTATAAAAAAATTACACGTAGAAAAAAACAGAAGACACCTGAGCAATTAGTTAAGGGCTTGCATTTAATAGAAGAATCTGTTATTATAGAGGACATTGAGTATGAGCCTGTTGACAAGACAAAGATTATAGATGCTACATCTGTATTCCTTGTTAATATAAAGACAAAAGATCTTTTATTCTTATCAGGGAATAAACTTTCTTGCTCTGGTGCCAAGATTACTGGGTATGATTCTAGTATTTCTGGTGTAAAGAAACTCAAGAGAGTAACAGAAAGTATTAATTCTGTTACAACATCCAACAAAATAGCATGTCAGACAATCTTCAAGAATCTTCCGAACAAAAGGAGACCGTCACCAAAGACAGTATCACCGAATTACATTCTTCTGAAGGTACTAGCGTAGGGATACCTGCAAAGTATCTAAATAAAAATGTAAAAGCAATGATGGGAGGTAGACTAAAGCCCAAACCGACTTATCTACTTCACTTTGATAGGATGATTTCTTTCTTTAGAAAACATTACCGAGTGGAGGTGAGAATTTCTACAAACGATAATTAAAGGAGGATGTCATGACAGAAGCAACTACACTGGTTTTCACCTGTCTATTCTGTATAGGAGCAATAGTGATTGGATTTATTTTAGGATGGTTTGCTAATGCGTATTATGTTACACATCATCAGACTGAAGAATATATTCATCCAGAGTTCTTAGATAGAAATGGAAATTATTTAAATGAAGAACTGTTATCTGTCAGATTTGTTGATGAGGATGAACTTGAAGACGACTAATGTATTAATGGAGTTTTACAATGGCTGAATTACCAGTTGAAAAGATGTTAGTTTCTGAGATCTTTCAGAAAGTATCAAATGCAAAAACAAAGAAAGAGAAGATCGCATTACTTAAAAAGTATTCGACACCTGCTGTAAGGGCTCTTCTCATATGGAATTATGATGAATCTGTTGTCAGTATGGTTCCTAAAGGAGAAGTACCATACAGAAAAAATGATTCGCCGCCTGGCACTGATCATACTATGTTATTTCATGAGTATAAGAAACTTTATCACTACGTAAAGGGTGGTAACGATGGTCTTAATAAAATAAAGAGAGAACAGATGTTTGTTCAGTTACTTGAAGCACTTCAAGAAGATGAAGCACAGGTTCTATGTATGGTTAAGGATAAGACATTGGGTAAGAGATATAAGATTACTAAGGCTTGTATCTCAGAAGCGTTTCCAGAGATTCAGTGGGGTAATAGAAGCGGTAAATGAATATTCTTCATGAAGCATGTAATCCTGATATGGCACAGGATAAAAAACTACCATATAATGCATACTTAGTATGTTATATGGGAGAAGATCAAGTCATTAAACATGACATTGCCATGTCAGGAACAGCAGTTGAACTATTTGATACTTATTATGATAAGTATAAGAAAGGATTTCAATGGTTGAAACAAACTGAAGGTAGGGTAACACCTGCTTTATGGAAATCTAAGAACACTCCAGAACCTGAACCACCTAAAAGAAAGGCTAGAAAAAAACGTGAACGTGAATAGATTATGAACGTAGAACTTGTTACTGTTACTCCTGATGCAGAGAAACTTATGGCATATGTTGCCAGAGTATCTAATCCATCTAATCAGGATAATGAAAAATTTGCTGGACTGTTAAAGTACTGTATTAACCATCAACATTGGTCAGTATTTGAACAGTCTTCTATGACATTAGAGATAGAAACTACACGTGCTATTGCAGCACAGATCTTACGTCATAGATCATTTACTTATCAAGAATTTTCACAAAGGTATGCTGCTAGTACTAGTCTAGGTATAATACCTGTACCAGAATATCGTAGACAGGATACAAAGAATCGTCAGAATTCTACTGATGATTTAGATCCATTTCTAAAACAAACATTAGAGTTACAAACT